TCGCGCGGACTGTTTGACTGGTGCCTGAAAATCCCGGCATCGACGGCGACTGGATCAACGGCAACGTATATGTACTTCCAAGGCGTCACCACCACGGTTAGCCCGTCCGGCGCGCAGGATGACATCATCCGGGCGTCGTGCTCGATCAAGATGAGCGGCCTGCCGGTGTTCACCACTACTGCACCATCGATTGCACCCTAATGCGTAAAAACGCGCATACAGGAACGGTGACGATACAGACGAGCGGGGGCGATGTTCGCCTCCGTTTCGACTGGGAAGCAATCGGCGATCTTGCCGGACAATTTGGCAAAGAATGGGAGGCGGAAGTTTCGCGGATTATCAGCGAGACGGACACCGCCGGAATCGCCAAGATTCTCGCTATTGCATCGGACAAGGATGCCGAATTCTGGTTGAATGAATCGCCGCCTGTTATTCCGACATCACACGCAATTCACGAAGCGTTGCAGGTGGCGTTTGTTGGTGCAGGAGGGCTTGGCGACAACCCTCATCTGGCCCGCCGGTTAGTGATCCAGTTAGCAAATCTTTTCAAGTCTGGATCGAACTCGGCGGGCGTGCAGCAGACTTCTGGGGTATGACACCCTGGCAGTCGCTCATTGCATCTAAAGCGATGGGCAAACGAATTGGTGATGAAGCGAGACTAGGCATGGCCAACGCATGGCACACCGCAGCATTCACTAGGGCAAAACGGCTTCCACCATTCTCGCGCGTTGTCGGTGATACCGAGCGAGCGCCGAAGTCGGCTGATGATATTGTAAAAGCGCTTCAAATGAAATTTGGTGGGGTGAAATCCGATGGCTGATCTGGGTAAAGTCGGTGAAGCCTACGTCGAATTGCGAGCCAGGTTCGATAAACTTGAGCAAGAGTTAAAAGGCTCTCGCGGGCGGATTGGGAAAAGTGCGCAGGTGGCGGGCAAATCTTACGCTGCCGAATTTGGCAAAGCAGCGACGGCTGGAATCAAGAACTCTATTCGAGATTTTGGTACAGCCATTGGCGCTCTGGTTGGTGTTGCCGCAGTTAAAGCGCTTGGGCAGGCGTTTATCCGGGCTGCGCTGCCGTTCAATGCTGCTCTTTCAGAAACTACCACGCTGATCGACGGGACGGTAAAGCAGACTGAGTTTCTTCGCGATAGCGCCCGTGACTTGGCAAAAGAATTTGGCGGCACCGGCACTCAACAGATCAAAGGCTTCTATCAGGCAATCAGCGCTGGCGTTGGAACGGTTGAACAGGCGGCAACGCTGCTTGATACGGCAAACAAACTCGCCGTTGGTGGTGCGACTGATCTTGTCACGTCGATTGATGCACTGACTTCGGCAACGAATGCTTATTCAAAATCCGGCCTTGAGGCTGCGGACGCTTCAGATATTTTATTCGTTGGCATTAAAGAGGGCAAAACCACAGCGGGCGAATTGGGCGCGTCTATTGGCAACGTGGCGTCGATTGCCTCTGATGTCGGCGTTGAATTTGACGAGTTGGTGGCATCGATTGCGGCATTAACCACCACAGGCGTTAAGACCACGACTGCGGTTAATGGCATCCGCGCTATTCTTGCGGCTATTTTGAAGCCATCTAAAGAGGCAAGTGATCTCGCCAAGAAACTCGGCATTGATTTTAGTATTGCCGGGCTGAAGGCGAAGGACGCACAAGGAAACGTCAAGGGTCTAAGCGGATTCCTGAAAGAGCTTGTCGAAAAAACCGGCGGGGCAACCGACGCATTGGCGCAATTTTTCCCCGGCGTCGAGGCGCTTGCTCCCATTATCGCGTTGACTGGCGCTGTCTCTGAGAAATTCAGCGACATCATGGATAAAATGCGCGTGCGCGCGGGAGCGACTGACAAGGCATACCGTAAAGTCGCGGACGGGCTGGAGCATCGCTTCAAATTGATCCTAGCAAAGACAGCGGTGCAGGCTGAGAAATTCGGCACGGCAATTTTAGGCGTTCTGGTTCCGGCGCTTGAGTCGGCTGGCGATGCGATCACGGTTTTGAGCGATCATATGGTTGAGGTTGGCGCTGTCTTTGGTGCGCTTGCAGGCCGCGCTGTGCGGGCGTTGGGGTTGGCGCTCAGCACTGCACTAGCGCCTACCATCAAATCGGTGACAGCCCTAATGGCGGGGCTTGTTCGCGGCACTATCACGCTCGGAGCAGCCTTTGCTACGTTAGGACGGAATGGCGGCTTGCTTGGCGGGCCTTGGGGCATCCTATTGACTATCGGCGGTGCTATTGTCGGCATGTTTGTCTCGATGGACAAGGGCGCACGCACAGCACAAGAGGGCATTGATCGCCTGAATTCTGCGGTTAGTGATGCCGAGCGGACATTCCGCGACTTGCAGGGCGTCGAGCGCAGCCTGAAAACCGATACCGACACGCTTAAAACAGCGAACGAAAAACTTGCCGCCGCGATCAGACTCGGCGGTGCGGCGGCAATCAGCACGGCGGCGTCCGAGGTTGAGGCCATTCGCCAGCGGATTGCCAGCAACGATGCGTTGAAGAATAAGTACATTGAAATATTGAAGATACAGCGCGCGATTGCGAGACAAGAGGAGATTTCATTAGAGCAGGCTTTTGCTAAAAAATATGCGCCGGATCAAGCGGTTGACGTTCAGGCTTTGTCTGGAAGGGCGGCTAGGCGTGCCAAGCAGACGGAAGGCTTCGGGCGCGGAGAATTGCTTGATCCTGGGACCGCCGGGCAACTGGAGATTACCAGAAAGCAGGAAGCAGGTTTAATAAGGCAGCGTATTGAAGGCGAAAAGGCAGTCAAAAAGGCTATTGAAGATCAAATTTCTGTCATTGAAAAAAGGGCGCTGGCTGGCGAGGCAACCGATGAGCAGATTACTCAGTTGAAAGAGTTTGAAGAAAAATCATTAGCGATTCAAAAAAGAATTTCACTTGATCAGGTTATTGCAGACAGTCTTTCTGGCGCAACCGCGCCGGGGTTTACGCCTATTGATCCGATAACTCCAACTACTCCGTTCACGCCGAGCGGCGGCGGCGGCGGTTCTGACGATACGGCCAAGAAATCTGCCGAAGATCGGCTGGCGGCAATTACCAGTTTGCGGGAAGGTATCCAAGGCCAGATCATCGATGAGACGCAGTTGCGCGAGGAAATCGGCGCAAGCATCGAGACAATAGGTGCCGAGGATGGCGTTCGTGAAGATCTGATTGACACCATAAAACTTGAGCGCATCGAGCGGCAGTTGAACGCGGCGGCGGCAGCGGCCACAACCGAAGCCCAGCGCGCCGAGATTGAAAAGGCCAAAGAGCTTTTACCAATCCTGCACGCGATCACTGATGCACGCCAGGCAGACGCGCAAACACTACGCGAGCAAACGGCGGAAACTGAAAGAGCAAAACAAGCCACCGATGAAATGAACTCGGCTTTGCAAGCGACCAGCGACGAGCTTGTGACGGCGGCATTCGAGGGCGGCAACTTCATCGAGATACTCGCGAAGCTGGCGTTGAAGCTGCTCGAAATCCAATTGATGCAGGCAACGGGCGCGTCGTCAGGCGGCGGCGGCGGCTTCCTCGGGATTGCATTGAAGGCGGTGCTTGGCGGCATTGGTGCCGCCTTTGGTGGTGCTGCCGCTGGTAGTTTTGGCCCCGCTTCTGCTGCTGGAACAACCGTTTCGCCGTCAGTGTATGGAACCGGGCCGTTTTCATATGGTTCGCAATATGCCGATGGCGGCAAGATCGAGGGCGAGGGCACAGGAACATCCGACAGCATTCTCATGTGGGGAAGCAACGGCGAATTCATGGTCAACGCCAAGGCGACCAGAAAAAACCTGCCATTCCTGGAGGCAATCAACGACGGCAAGAAGCTGCCACGCTTTGCTGATGGCGGCATGGTCGGCAACTTCACACTGCCGGGTGTGAATGCGGCGCAGCGGTTTGACAACCTGTCGAGCGTGTTTGAAAAGGGCGATCTGGACTCGGCGTCAAGCGGCGGTGGCAGGCCGGTCACGGTTCAGATGACCATCAACACGCCGGACGCTGGCAGCTTCCGCCGGTCGCAGTCGCAGATCTCCGCTGAACTCGGGCGCATGATCCAGCAGGGTTCGAGGCAAACATAAATGGCCGATTTCGGATGGGGAGTTGATGACTTGTTTATAGATACGCTGTTCCCGCTCGGCCTATCAACCGGGGCGACAATCAGCCACGAATTCCAGACGCTGATCACCCGCGTTGATAACGGGTTTGAGACGCGCAACCCGCGCTGGAATACATCGCTGCGTTCGTACACTCTCAGAACTGCCAGATCGCTGCAAGACTTGGAAACCATGCGCGCGTTTTTCGTGGTAATGCGCGGGCGTCAACGGTCCTTCCGGTTCAAGGATTTCAGCGAATACACGTCCAGCGCCTGGGGCACCTCCGACATTGCGCCGGCCGCCATCACGCCGCTGGATCAGAACATCGGGACGGGGGACGGCACCACCGTCGCGTTCCAGATTCGGAAGCAATACACGGTTGCGGGAAACACCATCAATCGGAACATCACCAAGCCGATCGACGACACGGTGCGAATATCAATAGCCGGGTCCGAGCTTGTCGCCGGGTCGCCCACGGATTTTGTCGTGGATTACAGCACCGGCATTGTCACGCTGGCGGTTGCGCCGACGCTGGGCCAAGCGGTAACGGCTGGGTTTGAGTTCGATGTGCCAGTGCGGTTTGACACCGACATTCTCGCCGCTCAATTCGTCAGCACATTCGAGCTGGAAGTGCCGCAGATTGTGCTTCGTGAGGTGCGGAATGCTTGATGTCACCGTCAGATATGCGGCTTTCTTCGCGGCACTGAAGCGCCCGTCAACCGGCGTGTGCCATTGCTGGCGCGTAACGAGGCTGGATGGCGTCGAGTATCTATTCACGGACCACGACGAGGAAATCATCATCTCGGTTACTGGCGGCGATCCTGGTGGCTCTCCGACGCTCTCTGATCTGCTGACGTTCTCGCCTATCCATTCATTTGCCGCGACGGCCACCAAGAAATCCGCCAGCTTTGCCGTTGATAATCTCAGCATCATCGGCACCATAGACGCTGAAACCGTATCAACAGGGTTTAATGAAGCCGACGTGCTGGGCGAATTATTCTCGGACGCGGATATTGATATCTGGCTTTGTTGCTGGACTGATCTTGAGGCTGGCCTGATGCCGCTCAAGAAAGGCACGCTCGGGACGATGACGTTCAGGACGAGTGGATTTGAGGCCGAAATGCGCGGATTGTCCGAGCGATTGCAACGGAAAGTCCATCGGGTTTATTCGCTGGAATGCGATGCGGTTCTGGGCGATAGCCGCTGCGGCGTCACGCTCACCGGCTCGCCCGGCTTCACCCGCGCGGTGACGGTTGGAGTCGTGACTGACAACCGGACATTCGAAGTTGATCTGGCCGAGGCTGAGAACTGGGCTCAGTATGGGTTGGCGGCCTTTATAGGGGGTGGAAACGCCGGCCTGTCGCGCGAGATCATCAACCATGTGGCGGCCGGCGGATCACCCGGCACGGCTCAAATCACGCTGCTCGTTCCAATGCCGTTCGATGTTCAAGCGGGCGACACGCTGAACGTGGTTGCCGGGTGCGATAAGACCGCGGCAACGTGCATTGCCAAGTTCGCCAATATTGTCAATTTCCGGGGCTTCCCACTGATTCCGCTTCTTGAAACAGTAGGGGACACGCCTGATGCGCGATAAGGTTTTCAACGAGGCGCGGCGCTGGGTCGGCACCACCTATCACCACCACGGGCGGCTGCGTGGGCAGTCCTGCGATTGCATCGGCTTGATCATAGGCGTCGGCCAGGCGCTCGGATTCAATATCCCGGCTGGGCAGGAAACACTGAACTATTCGGCCTTGCCGCACGATGATTTGTGCGAGCGTATGGCAGCAAAGTATGGGCGGCGGGTTGCTGCGAATATAGATACGGCGCGGCCGGGGCAAATCGGATTGTTTTGGTACAGCAAGCGCGGCGTCGGGCAGCACTTCTGCGTCTTTTCATGGCACGAAGCGACGAAGCGGAAAACGATGATTCACGCGTTTCA